GTTGCAGCTTGTCACGGCACCAGCAACGACGCCGATAACGCTTTCTGAGGCGAAGGAGCAGTTGCGCGTTGAAAGTTCTGACGATGACGTGATTTTGACCCGTCTGATCAACGTTGCTGTGGCCTATACGGATGCCAAGGGCGCGCTTGGTCAGGCTATGATTACGCAGACATGGGGTCAGTGGATTGGGCCAAACCCGACGCAGACAGTGCGCTTGACGCTTGGGCCAATTCAATCGGTCATTGCGGTCAAGTATTACGACGTTGATGGCGTTTTGCAGACGGACACCCTGAGCAACTATCAGGTGTTTGGCGCGGGTTCTGCGACGACGATTGGCCCGAAGTCTGGGCAGAACTGGCCTGTAACGCAGGACCGTCCCGATGCCATCAAGATTGAATACGTCGTGGGCTACGGTGACGCGGCGACTGATATTCCAGAGACAATCCGTCACGCCATGATGTTGATGGTCGGCCACTGGTACGACAACCGCGAGCAAACTGGATATGATGAACTTTCAAACATCCCGTTCGGCTACGAAGCCCTGCTGAACATGCACCGAGAGACTTGGTATGGTTAAGGCTGGCCTATACCGCGAAAAGGCGACCTTTCAACGGCTCTCTGAGGGGGCAGTTGACGACTATGGCAACGTCTATTCTGGGTGGGCCAACCTCGGCACGCGCGCGGCTGATATGCGCGAGCGCACGGGCAAGGAAAAGATTGAAGGCGGCGCACTGCTGGACGTGGGCATGGCGACTATGCGTTGTCGCTCTGACAGCTTCACACGGGGCGTCACAGCGGCGGACAGGGTATCTATTCGCGGCACGACGTGGGCCATCAAGAACGTCACGCAGGTTGACGCCAAGGACACTGTGATGGAGTTCTTGCTTGAGCGCGGGGTGGCGTCGTGAGGGTGACGGGCGCAAAGAAGCTGGCCAAGCAGTTTGACCGTATGCCTGAGGCTGTTGAGAAACAGATGGTTAAATCTATTCGCCGCAACACTGAGGCCGCAGCACGCATGGCGCGCAGCCTTGTGCCTGTTGCAAGCGGAGAGCTGAAGGGGTGGATTCATACAAAATATGAAAAGCGTCCTGATGAATATATCGGTTCCGTTGAAGCTGCGCCGCCAACACAAGAGGCGCAGGTCAAAGCAAGAGCGATTGAGTTTGGCCGAAAAAAAGGAGATCGCGGCACAACCGCAGCGCAGCCTTACATTCGACTTGCTCAACGGCAGCAGGGACCAAAGTTCAAAAAAAGCATGAAGGCTGCTATTCGTCGCGGCATTAAGGAGGCGACCAATGGCTGATGGCTTTGTCTTGGCATTGCAGAAGGGCCTGCGCGCCGCTCTGGTGGCCAACTCTGATGTGAGGGACCTTGTGTCCTCGCGCGTCTATGATGAGCCTCCACAGGACGTTGTGTTTCCGTACCTGCGCTTTGGTGAGATTACGCCTGTTGCGTTTGACACTGACACGCTTGAGGGTTCTCTGGTTTCGGTTTCGCTTGAGGCTAATTCGCGTAGCGCTTCGGGACGGGTCGAGGCGGCGCGGATTGTTGAGGCGGTGAAGGCAGCGCTGCACCGTCAGGAAACGGCGGTCACGGTCACGGGGTTCACGCTGGTCGAATTGATATTCCAGACGTTTTCGGTTACAAGAGATGCTGAAGGTCGTGGCTACACGGCTGTCATCGCGCTTCAGGCAATGCTTGAAGAAATCGCCTAGATAACGCGCTGTGGGCAAGCGCATGTAAAGGAGGCCATCATGGCTAAACAACTTGGACGCGCCCTGCTGGTCAAAATCGGCGATGGCGAAGCATCGGAAGCATTTGCAAATCTTTGCGGGCTTAACTCTAAATCTCTGACGGTGAACAATTCGTCCATCGACGTGACTACGCCAGACTGCACGACGCCCGGTGGCGCTCTGTGGACTGAAACGCTGGCAGGTCTGAAAAACGTCTCTGTCTCCGGCGATGGTTTCTTTGAGGACAGCACCGCAGAAGCGCGCATGAACACAGTCGCAATGGCTGCGGACAACGCCTGCAACTTTGAAATTGTTGTGCCTGACTTTGGCACATACGCTGGCGGGTTCCGCATCACGTCGCTTGAGTTCGGCGGCGAGACTGAAGGCGGTGTGACCTACAGCATCAGCCTCGAAAGCAATGGCGTCGTCACGTTCACGGCTGCCTAATGAGCATCACGGCTGAAGCGCCGCGTGGGGGTGTTGTCGAGTATATCGGCAGCACCTCTTATAGGTTTGTTCTGCGCAATCGTGAGATTGAACGGTTCGAGGATAAGCATCGTGGCATTTTTGACTTGTGGGACGGGTTCTTTGGACGCGGCAAAAAGCCGACATCCACAGAGGTTCGGGACATCGTGGCGCTGGGCTTGGTCGGCGCAGGCAATAAGGACCACGAGGCGGACAAGATTGTTTCTCTGAGTGCAATCCCGACGACCTGATGCGGCTTTATCAAGTGGCGCAGGCGATTGTTGGCGTGGCGTTTATGCCGGACGCGATGGATGACGCAAAAAAAAAGACCGAGGCGGACCTAAGCCAGACCGATTGAATGTTCGCGGCCTGATTGCCAACGGAATTGTGATCGGGTTACGTCCTGAGGAAATCCGTGATATGCTGCCGAAAGACACATGGCTTGTTTTCCAAGGCTGGACCGACGCGCACAGCCCTAAAAAAGCTGGTTCGGAGGCCATGAGTTCAGAGCAATACCGCGAACTTGTGAGGCAAGTAGATGGCAATTAGTGCAGAGCAACTGAACATCATTCTTTCCGCCAAGGACAAAGAGTTCGCACGGGCAATGGAACGTAACCAGCGCCGGGTTGAGCGTTTCTCCAAGCAGTCTCAAAAGAACCTTAAAGGCACTTCAGCAAGGTTTGACATGCTGGCCACAGCCGCACGCCGGTTTTTGCCTGCGCTTGGCGCTGGGGTCATAATTGCTCAAGTTAAGCAAATTACAACTCAGATGGATGAAATCGGCAAGAAGGCCGACCAGATTGGTATTACGACTGATGCGCTGCAAGAGTTGAGGTTCGTGGCTGAAGGCGCTGGGGTGTCTCAGTCTAAATTCACGTCAAGCCTTGAACGGTTTTCAAAGCGTCTCGGCGAGGCCGAAATGGGAACAGGCGCAGCCAAAAAGGCCCTTGAGGAAATGGGCATTTCGGCAACTGATCTAACGTCTATTCCGATTGATGACGCGCTAAAGGTCGTCGCCGACGAAATGGCGCAAATTGAAAATCCAACAGAGCGAGCGGCTAAGGCTGCGGCGCTTTTTGGTCGTGAAGGCGTTGCGATGGTCAACATGCTTCGCGGCGGGTCCAAGGCACTGACCGAAATGCAGGCGGCGGCGAACAGTGCTGGCGCTGTCATTGACGAAGAATTGATCCGAAATGCAGAGGAAGCCCAAACAAGGCTTGATGCTGCATCTACAGTTATCAGAGCGCAGCTTTCCGTTGCCTTGGCTGAACTTGCCCCGATGCTGGTTGCGGGTGCGGAGGGGTTTGCTGCTATCGTTAAGAACACGGTCGCTGCAATTCAGGCAGTCGATCGCTTTCTTGATCCACAAAGCAAACTTGAGATTGCAACGTCCAATCTGGTTTTGGCTCTTGGCGATGAGATTTTGCAGTCTCAGCAACTTGAAATCGCGCTTAAAAGGTCAACCGCTATGTCGGTTGATGCCGCGACAAAGAAGTTGGAAGAGGCTAAATCTCGACATGATAACGTCAAGGCGATCATTGCGGAGCAGCGCGCTCTTGCTTTAGGCAGCGATGAATACGCCTCGCTTGTTAGTAGAATTTCTGACGCTTCTGGCGCTCTTCGCGGGTTGGGCGAAAGAACCACAAGAAACGCTGATATTTATGACGCATTGGAAGAATCTCTTGTCTCACTGCGCAATGAACAAGCTGCGATGCTTGAGGCAGAGAACGCTACGGCTGAGCAGTTATCTCGCACTGAAGAAAACATAATCGCCCTAGAAGAAGCGCTTGCAAACGCGAGCGGCGGAATGGTTTCTTTTGGCGAAAGCCTTATTGAGCCAGTTGAGTTGACCGATCGCCTTGGTGGCGGTGCAGGTCGCGCCGCAACTGACATCTCTGGCTTGATGGAGGCCATAGCGACTGTGCCATCTGCCTTTGACGCTCTTGGCGCTAGTGCAGAAGATTTTGACGGCATCATGCAAACCGTTGAGGGAAGTATGGAAAGCGCGTTTATGTCCATGATTGACGGCACGGCATCCGCCGAGGACGCTTTCAAGTCTATGGCTGCGAGCATTATCAAGGAACTTTACCGCGTTCTTGTTGTGCAGAAAATCGTTAGCGCAATTACAGGTGCTTTCGGCGGGAGCAGTTTGGCACCGACAACTAGCGTTGCCCCGACAATGCGTCCTACTCTTGCGGCATCAGGAAGGCCCGTACAGCAAGGTCAGCCTTACGTTACGGGAGAGCATGGCCGAGAACTGTTTGTGCCGTCTCAAAGTGGGCGCATCCTGAGTGTTGCTCAATCGAAGGACGCACTTTCTGGCGG